TGCGGATGCAGCTTGTTCCACATTCAGCGATTCACTTCCTTGCGGAGCCGTGTTATCACTCATTTCTTACCCAAGTTGTCAGCACTTACCGAGTGCCACAGTGTAATCTTATGATTACAAAATCTTCCACCGCTTCTTCACAATTAGCCCCGTAGCTGCGATTGATTCAAAGTGGCTTTTAATCGATTGTAAAGCATGAATTTTTAAATATGCAAGTTCTCTCGCTTCAATATCATCCGGCGCAGAGTTAACTATATTAAGCAATTCAGATTGGCGCATTGCTTCCATTTCTTCTAAGAAGAATTCATCGGACAGCAGATTTTTAGCAAGTTCAAACTTTTCCATTTTGGATACTCGATATAAAGTCAGACATTGATACTTGCGGGATATTGGCGAATTGGTTTCCTTGCAGTCCAGCCCATTGAGTGCCACCTAACAGATTGTCAGTGGTAAACAGTGAGTTTAGGTCTATTGGGCCTTGAAAGGTCTGCGTGTAGATGGGGCTTGCCCATCCGGATATGTCGCTCGGAACAAATGGGGTTCCCGTTATGGTTGTGTCCTCATCACCGCTAGATATGGCATCACGCACCACATCAGCCACTTTTGATGCGCCATATATCCCTAATCCGAGTTTAATTAATCCTTCAACTTGTGATTGAGTTAATGGCTTAGATGGTGTTTCAACCGGCCCCGTGTATGTTGTGTCGGTTGCCTCTGTGAAGCTGACAATGTTTTCATTTTCGTCAACCGTGATGGTGCTGCCATCGTCATAGGTATATGTCTTATTTTTTGATACCGGCTCACCCGTATTAATGACTGATGTTATGTCTCCGAGAGTTACATTGCCCGTTGGAGTGACTCCCGTTTCGCTCAATACGCCACCCGTCACCGCAGTGGTTAGACCTTGCCCACCGCCCATAGTGTCTAAATTAGGGCTTGTTGGCAGTGTCAAACCATCACCACTCGTTATGGTATTCAGCGTGTAATCAATGGGTTCTGTACCAGTTACCACCGTGTCCGGCAATGTTGCAGTGATTCCCTCTTTTGTGCCGGTTAATGTGTAGTCCCCAATTTTCGTATCTGTTGATGGGGTTGAAACAATGTTCGTTAGCGTTGAGTCAACAATATCGCCGGGCAGCATTGGCCCAACAAACTCAGTAGGTAGTGTTTTTGGAACATACTCAGATTGCTGTCGAGCAAATTCTTTATCCACCAAATAATCATCATATCTAACGGGGTCTGTATACCCTAAAGACGCGGCTTCGCTTTTTTGCTCATGACTTGACCAACCTTCATCAATGGCGGTTTTTTGCTGATAAGCAGCACCAATCACATTGCCCCAAATATATTCGGGAGTTGGCTCAAAGTCTTTATTGTTAACTTTTGCTCTTATTGCATCATTGACTACGGTCTTTGCTGCGTTTGTTAAGTTATTGAACCCCGGTATCTGTGATGTGACTTGACCTATCAAAGCAGCTTGACCGCCTTGTTTGAAAGCATCCGCTGCGCTTTTACCTTGAAGCAATGCCTGCCCAGCACTCACAGTTGCGTTTGTTAGGGTATTTACAACAATTGGATTTCTTGTCGCCGAAACAATTGTGTTTTGTATTTGATTAGCAGCAGCGGGAGTGCCAATTTGAATTGCAGCAGTTGTAGCAGAGTTGACAACGGCCTTGTCTGCCGGAACTCCATTGGCAATTTGGTATGAAGTATTTGCAATTGCAGTACCAACCGCAGTGGCAGAGGCGGTAGCAGCCGCACCAGCGGCGGCGGCTTGGGCAGCAGTTGCGCCCGCAGCAGTAGCACTAGCAGATGCACTAGCAGCACTTGTCATCAAGCCCGATTCTATTAATGCCGCACCCGCAGCAGCACCAATCAAAGGTATTGCAACCGCAGCCCAAAACGGGGCAGCATCTGCAAGTCCTCTAGCCTCAAATCCACCAAAGAATCCACCACCAACCGATGATTGTCCCCAAGGTCGTGCGGCTATTCTTGCGGCATCTGCTGCTGGCAAAATTTCCGGTGGCAATGCTCCACCCGTTGCCACTTGATTTCCACCGGTATCAGTAATATTTAAAAACTCTAATAGTCCGGTTTTAGGATTTCTTGACCCCGACCCACCGAGCATCTTGAGTATTTCAGCTTCTTGCGGGTTGATGTGGGCAAGAATAGTATCGCCACCACGCCCTTTAGAGCGCAAATCCTCTGCGGCTTTTCTTAATTTTTTGTCTACCATGTCAAGCCCCAATAGATGTTTGCATACTTACCCCGGAATCTCAATGTTTGAGGTAATCCCTGCCCCGACCTTCATTGCTTTCAATTGGGCCTCTGCTTCAAACTCTTGCTTTCTAAACATCATTTCAGCTTCGAACTTGTCCCGCTGTAACTGCATATCAGCCATCGCCTTCTCACGGGCCAACTGAATATCTGCCTCTGCCTTCATTTGCATACTCTGAATGTCGGCTTGAACCTTTGCCATTGCCGCTTGTGCTTCGGGCGACATCTGCGGTTGTTGCGGTTGCGGGTTGCTCAATTGCTGATCGAGTTCCGGCGGAATTGCTTTGTAGAATTCAGCACTGTCTTTGAATCCGGCAGCTTCCACCATCCGACCGAGCGTGTTGCGGTACTGTCCCATACTAACCAATGGGTTGGATGGCCCCATCTGTCCCAATACTTGTTCTTGTTTCTGCAAGACCATTTGAAGCATCGCCATCTGTTCTTGACGGTTGCCAGCACCGAGACCAACATTTATGTCCACATCGTACTGATTAGTCCACTCTCTCGGGTCAAAGGACACATACGAGCCTCTCATCCGCACAATGCGGGGCTTGTCTTGATACTTGCAGAGAAGGTGCAGAATCCCCTTGAAAAGCGATTTAACGCCGGTCTCCGCAAAGATTCGCGCTATCAGTTCGACCTTACCCGCGCCAGCAGCTTGCATCGATGCCACAGCCGCAGCAGTTACATTCTGCAAGATTGCGGGGTCTAGCCCTTGAGATGCGTCAGTCACTCCGGTGCGCTTTTGGGCCACAGAGTCGAGATACTGCAGCATCGGGAAGGCTTGTCCCGCAACGGGTGGCACATTCAACGGTTGCACTGCGCCTTGAGATTTAATCCGCACCACACCGCCAGCAGTGGCAGTCAACAGATCATCTAAGTTCACTTGACCGTCAACCGCAGTCACCCGAGCATTGTTTGTCAGATAGAGGTTGTCCAAAATCTGACGGGTGATAGTGGTCTTTTGAAGTTGAATGTCTGTAGTCCGGTCAGCCAATGATTGACCAAAGAACTTGTGCGGAATGGGAATTGGGCAGATCGAGTGGAATGGCACATAGTCGCATTCTTCGTCTGACAGAATCTCGTTTCCAGCATAGAACACTTGCCGCAGTTCAGCGATACCGTCCCCGTCCATGTCGGCCCGTAGGTAGCACTCAAACACTTCCACACTCTGCATCGAGTCATCCATGCTTGTGGAGTCATCCGGTTGCTCACCATTGGAGAACCTTACGAGTCGTTCCGGTGTGTATGTCAGTGAATCGCTTGAAGGAATACCGTCCACAATGTCAGCATCAAAGCCCATTGCGATCAAGTCGCTTCGGGTCATTAGCTTACGGTGTGCAATGAAAGGCGCACCCTCAATTCTCCGAGCCTTCTTAGAGATTAGGAATTCTTCGGGTGGGACATTCTCCACCACCACACGACCCGTCTTTTGTTTCTTAGAGACGGTCACAGCATGAATCTTGATCTTCATCGGCCCCATTGGGGTCATCTGATCGAATTCTTGCGAGTCTTGTTCAACTATCTCCATAGTGCCATCGCTCATCAGCATGGCGAGTTCGTCATCAGTTAGATCGCGGTACTTTTCTTTGATTACATCTTCTTTGTCTTCCCAATAGGCTTTCACCACTCCGACCTTTTGGAGAAGCGCATCCTTGAACCAATCGTGAAGAATAATCACACCTTCGTTGTCACGGTTGAATACCCAATTCACATACTCGGTGGCTTGCTTTGCTCCGGCCTCATCATTTGGCCCACGGGGTTCAAACCGCACGACCTCATCGCTTGCCGAGAAGATACGCACCAAAGAAGGTAAAGAACCGTCAACGGCCTCTGCAACCTCACCCGTGACGATCTGCGACTTGCCTTCGACCTCATTGCCGTATGGTTGCCG